TTTATAAATTAGTTAATTAAGATGCAGAGTTGTAGAATACAATCTCATTACCATTAACATGAGTAAATCCTACTTTCATATTTGCACGAGTTCTGATTACAGGCTCAGCAATAGTATCAGCTAAATTTACAGCTCGTAATGCTTTACCATCTCCCTCTGCATCAAAAGCATAGATTAAATTATCTTTCAATGTAGCTACGATTGTAGAGTCAGTACCCATTCCACCACATAATACCATCTTTATTCCAAGATAAGAGAAATCTAATGCTTGAGTCAAGTTAGCTTGAGTGTTTGATGCAGCAACAGCAGCACGATAAGATGTAGCTACAGGTGCAGATACATAAATTCTCAAGTTCTCTTGATTAGAGATTACAGTAGGAGGGATAGCAGCATATACTAGAGCTAATTTAGCAAGTACATTAGATGGTGTAATAGCTACAGGATTTGCAATGTCAATTACATTAGCAGCATCAGCTACTAAAGACTTCTTGTATCCATCACATAGATTTAATACAGGAGATGCATCTTCAGTATCACCTCTCCATCGTAACTTCTCAATGTTCTCAGCAATAGTCTTAGACATCTCATTCCAATAGTAATCCATAAAAGATGCAACAGTGAAATCACCATTAGATCCTTTAGTCATTTGTAATGATACAAAAGACTGCTCTAAGTCAAACTGACAAATTTGTGCCATTGCAGATAGAGAACATACATCAATCTCTACAGATGCAAGGTCATCAGTAGATGCATTGAATCCGCAGTTCTCAGCTTGTAAAACTTGACCAAATACTACATTTGAAATTTTAGTCTTATACTTTACTCCTGGTAATGTACGGTAGTTATCTACTACTTCCTCATTTAAATAAGCTCGGCTATAAAAAGCCTCACTGTTTGCTTGTAATAATGCAGATGCATCAATGTCCAAGTTAAATCTTAATTTTCTACTCATTTTTTTTGTTTTTTATTTAGTTATTATTGTTTAAAAATTTACTTACCATACTGAACTTCTCATTCTGTGATAGTTTAGTAGCTTCTACTTCTACTACTTGCTCACCTTCAGACATTACTTCCTCCATGTGATTTCTTAGATCAGCTATCATTGCTATAATAGCATTGATTTGCTCATCAATTACAGGTTGAACTATAGCCAGGATAGCTTCAGCATCAGCAGCAGGATCAATAGCCATCTCTTCTGTGGCAGGTGTCTCTGTAACTACTTCTTCTTCTACTACTGTCTCTAGTGCAATCTCTTCTGTCATTGCTTCTTCTTCAACAACAGGTGCATCTTTAATCTCGATAATCTCACCGTCTACTACGACATAGATCTTACCCTCGATTAGATGTTCTCCATCAGGTAACTTCATACTATATTTATTATTTAATTGATTACTTAGTTTTAAGCCTAAGAATCCCTCTATTGAGAATCCTATCTGCTCATTTGCTACTAGCTCATTATAGTACTCCTTATCAGTTACCTGAGCTGTTACCATTAATGTGCCTTTAGGTACTTCAATACCATAGCTTGAGTAGGCTTTATCTTTCTTAGGATCTTCTACTATCCATGCCTCAAGTACATAAGCAGGAACTGTCTTATCAGTATCATGCTCTAGGTTAAATACATTCCTATTAGATAGGTCCTGCATGAATTTAGAATGAATCTGCTCAATAGTCTCAGCTGTAAATTGTACATAGTACTCTTCATCATTCTCATCATTCCTATATATCTCCATTGGAATCATGGCAGGAGCTACTACTCTATACTTTAAGTCATCTGAGAAAAACAATTTCTTATGCTCATCAAATGCCATCCCTTTAGTAACAATAGCAGGAGTAGAGGTGAAAGCTATCTGCTCAATCCCTAACTCTTCGCCATCTGAATACTCAGGATCTATTGTTATTTTATAGATAGGAATATCTTTTGTCATAACTATATTATATTTTTTTTATATTTGTTCAAAAATTAAAACTATGATACAATTATTTGGCAAAGAAATCCCATCTAAGATGGATGAATTAACACTAGAGCAGTTCCAAAAGATATCTGCAATCCATAATAATGATGAGTATGATACTCTAGAAAAACATTGTAAAGTCTTTGAGTACTTAGGTATTACAGAGGATGAGATGGATGTAGATTTTGACCTGTTCTTAGCTAATGTTAAAGAGTTTAATAATAATAACTATGATAAGAAAGATCCTGTAGAGGAGATAGAGATAGATGGCTATACTTATAAGGCTGAGATGAAACTCTCAGTGAAAGATAGTAGGATTGTTGAAAAAATAGTTAAGAAAGATAATAAAGAATATATATCAGATATCATGGCTCTAATGTTCAAACGGACTGACCTATCCAATACTGAGCATTATGATCCTGCACATCTCAAGCACAAAGCTAAACTATTCAGCAAGCTCAAAGCAGATATCTCTATCCCTTACCTTACCTTTGTAACTTATAAAATTACTAACCATGCAGAATCACAAACTACCAAAGCAGTGGAGTCAGATATCAGTATCTCAGTTCCTGGAGCTGAGGAGTCTGAGCAGTGAGAATGGAATGTTTAACTATCAGATTGATGTACTTTCTGCTTTAACAGATAGCGATATCTCTGACTTTGAGGACCTAGATATAGATGAGCTAGGGGAATTAGCTAAGGAGATTAAATGGATACAGTCAGAGCCATCTAAGAGGTATAAGAATAAGATAGATAATTATGTGCTTAAGCCTTATTCTAAACTATCACTAGGTGAGTTCATAGACCTAGAGCATTACTTCTCTAATAACTACCTAGACCACTTCTGCCACATCTTAGCCTTACTCTACAGGAGAACATCTAAGAATGTTTATGGTGATGATATCATTGAGCCTTATGATTATAGTCCTAGAGATAGATTAGATTGGTATTTAGACTATCCAATTACTGATGTTTATGGATTGATACCTGAGTATATTAAGTATAGAGAGAATTTTACCAATACCTACACTAATTTACTGACTGATGTAGTGACTGATGACGAGGTGCTAGAGGATGCTGATGAGATTAAAGAGCAGAAGAGAGAACAGCAGAGGCAGAAATTTGCATGGGAATCTACTATCATGGCTCTATGCAATGATGACCTAAGCAAGTTTAATGATATCCTAAAGATGCCTGTAGTGTTAGTCTTTAATATCTTAGGAATGAAAAAAACTTTAGACTAATAGAGGGAATCCTTGCTGAAATCCTGCAGGAGGATCTAATGCATAGAATGTATATGTAAGTCTTTGGTCACTTTCTAATATTTCAGCTACCTCTAAGATAGGATAATTCTTAGATATCCATTCTACATACTGTCCATATATTTCATTAGTAATACCTGCATTAGCTAGCTCTCTAGTAAAAGTATTTACCCAATCTCTAGGAGTTATTACTCCATCATTCCATAAGACAGCACCATTATTCAAAAAGATAAAGTAATACATGGCTATTATCTCAATCTCTAAGCTACCGAATCCTGTTACTTTAGCATTGATTCTGATACTCTCTACTAGTGTACCATTATTTTGTACAATATCATTCCTTACAATTCTCTTTAATAGAGCAGCCATTCTCCTCCTAGTAGGATACAATATATTAAACTCACCTGTATTCTTATATGCCATAACTATATTATATTAATTAAGCATTTTGTTTATATTGCTGTTATTTCTAAAGTCACTTCTCCATTAGGACAAAAAGTATTATACACATGATAAGGCATCTCTAATCTTACCCTGTTATCTCCATTGTCAAAGTATGTACCGTATTGAGTAAAGTTAGAGCCATCAGCATTAGCATTACACATAGTTACAAATGCACCTATTTCACCTGTTGGTGTCCCTGTCTGAACATCCCACTGTACTCCATTACAAAAGAAAATTATACTATTTTGTGGAGGTATACTATCCCACTGTAATGCCTGACTATAAGCTGTATATATTTTTTTAGGGATAGGACAGTTAGTCCATGATGGAATCACTACTGATAGATTCATCTGCCATCCTGCAGCATAATCTAGTAGATCATTATTCAATGGTATAAAGATAGGCTGTCCATCTATATCAAAGTCATAGTCATCACTGAATGTAAACTCTAGATATAGATCCTGGAGTATCTGCTGAGTATCTGATAATATAGTAGTGATGTTAGCTCTATCCATCTGTATGATATCAAAGCAATATACTTCTATATTAAAGATAGAGACATTCTGATAGGGAGTAACTCCACTAGGTACTACATATACTAGTGGATACTTCTCATCTTTAGTAGCAAAGTTCACCATCTGCTCTTTAAAGTCTGAGCCTACCTTTTTAACTTGTGCATGATTGTCATAGAAAGCAGTAATCTTATCTACTATGGATTGATAGCTTATCATAATACTGAATTATTTTTTATGTTATTAATATGATTCTGTGATGCTGTTATCTCAGTCTCAGATACTACTGCTGTTACTGTTATGTTATTAGAGCCACCTCCTGCATTCACTTGACTACCTGTATTAGCTTGACCAAATAAGTTAGGTCCTCCTGATGGTGCTACTGCTGTAGTAGATGGTGTAGGATTACTACTAGAATTTGTGCTAGATGTAAATGTAGTAGATGCTATCTTAGCTATATTAGTAGCTGAGGTAACTGCAGCGAATGCTAGTGATGCTATACCTGCAGGATTAGGTACAGGACCTATAGCAATAGGTGAGGATGCTAGGGATGCTGTAATAGCTTTACCTGCATCTACTATAGCACCTGCTAACTGCATTGACTTATTAAGTTGGAATTGTTTTTTAAGTAATGCCTCCTCCTCTTTACTACCTTTCTTAACTTTCTTAAGTTTATTCTCCATAGCCAGGTTAGTGATACCCTCAATAGCTGAGATAGATTGACCTGCATAATCTAGAGCTGCATCTGCAGTCTTTAACTGCTCTGCTCTTTTTTTCTCTTCTGCCTCTTTGACAATAGCTACTTCTTTATCTTTAGCATCCTTAGTGATATTAGCTAGACTAGTCTCTAGTTCAGTCTTAAGTTGTTTTAATAATGGATCTCCCTCTTTTAATAAAGCTACTTTCTCATCAAAGGCTGCTAATAAAACTGCTTTCTCATAATCTGCAGTAAGTATTAACTGCTTAACTTTATCCTTCTCATTAGCTGCAGTAAGT